TTGTTGTTCGTTTGTTGTACGCATTCTTAAACCTAATGCGTTTTGTGCTGTGTATTCTGCTACCTTTTCTGCTTGTTCGCCTACCGTAATACCATACTCTCTTAGACGCATCGAAAGTTCTGGTGTGAGCCCTTTTAAAATATTAAGTGCTACGGCACCACCTTTTGATGCAGTACCTAAACTTGCTAATCCATCGGATACAGGTCCAAGTGCTCCGCCAATTTCTTCTGCTGTTAAACTTATTCCTCTAAAACCCGTTTGCATTTGACCAATTTGGTCACCTAATGCAATACCACTTTGTGTTAGTTTTTCAAAGGTTGTAAAGTTAGAATAGAGTAACTTGATTACCGAATTCAGTGCATCAGCAAATGGTTTAATGGCTCCCGGTACAGCATCAGCAACAGCGGATGTAAAATCAACCATTGACGGTCTGCCCTTGGCAAACATGTCAACCGTGTCAGAAAACGCTCCTGCTAGTCTACCAGCAATTCTAAATATTCCACCAAATACCTTGCTTACTCCGCCTACAGCAATCATTAGAGGATTTAAGGATTTGGCTAGTTTTGTTGCTCCCACTGCGGCGCCAACTAGACCACTACCACCGCCACCAGAACCACCGCCACCACCTCCTGGACGGCTTCCTTGTGCTTTCATTTCGCTCAAAATGGCTTTTAGGGTAGCCTCTTCCGCGGCTCCTTGTATTTCAATTGGTCCAATATCCGGAATATCAACTCTCACTGCCATGTTTTAAAAACCCCTATAAAGTGCGTACATAAATAATACTTGTAAGTAGCGTTACACTTATTTATATAGAGGAAAAACCATGGAACAACAAAACATACAAAAAGGTCAAAGCATATTAAAAAAATATGCACGACAACCCAAAATTTATCTAACACTACCTTCGGGTGGTAGATTTTACTCTAGCAACCCACTTGAAAAGTCTGGTTCAGGCGAATTACCAATCTATTCAATGACCGCTAGAGACGAACTATTAATTAAAACGCCGGATGCACTACTAAATGGAGAAGCAACAACCTCCATGGTTAAAAACTGCTGTCCGCTAATCGAGAATCCATGGGAAATACCGTCAATTGATATTGATGCTATTTTAATTGCTATTCGTATCGCTACATACGGTGAAAAAATGACCGCTAGTTTTAAGGTTCCAAATGTTGACGAAGAACTTGAAACTGAAATTGATCTACGCAAAGTGCTTGATCAATTGCAAGGTCATACATATGATTCAAACTTAACAATCGGTGAGTTGACTTTTCAAATTGTTCCTCTAAATTATAAACAACAAACTGAATTGTATCAACAAACGTTGGAAACACAACGTATTGCACAGGTCCTTGGAAATCCTGACATGTCGGAAGACGACAAGATCAAAGTGTTCCAAGACGGATTTAAAAAATTAAGTGCAACACGATTAAATGGTATTTCACAGCAGATTGTTTCAGTTAAAACACCAGAAGGTGATGTTCAAAATCCAAAAGAGATCAGTGAGTTTATTAACGATCTAGATGTTGAAACGTTTGAAGCAATTACCAAACACTCGGAAACGCAAAGAGCACCATTTGAAGTTAAAGCACAAAAGGTGTCAATTCCAAAAGTGTACGTTGAAAAAGGAGCACCGGAGTCGACTGAAGTTCCGATTATTTTTGATTCCTCAAATTTTTTCGTTTCCAGATAGGTTCACTCTCGCTTTCTGAAATCAACGATCTGGTCCAGAGTATGGATAAGGAAAGCAAGGACATAGTAGATTCACTAGTTAATCTTTGCTGGTATATGCGAGGTGGATTGACAATAGAACAAGCCTACGGAATCACTCCCGAAGAACGTGAACTAATAATTAAAATGGTTGGTGCACACGTTGAATCGTCCAAGGAAACTGGACAAGTAATACTCTAAATTATTTTTTGTATTTTTGAATTAACTGAACAAGTCTTTGTGGATCCTGCTGAACAGCATTTTTCATAAAAGAAAGCAACGGTGCCATGTTGGCAATTTCCTGTTGATTAGGCTTTTCGCCTCTTTCCATTTTGCTCATTCCCGAAATTGCTAGGTTGGGATTTTTAATATCCAACTGCTGTTTCAGTCTGCTCATTCCGCTTTTTGTTTTTGACAATGATGCTGAATCCGATGAATCCTTGCCGGAACCACCGCCACCTGAACCAATTTTAGGCGGAGCACCACCAAGTGCTTTGTCAACCTTGTCCACCATGCCCTTGATTCCTTTTATGGGAGCATCAGCCGCATCCTGGCCCGCTCTAAACTGCTTGCCTAGATGTGCCATTGCGGAAGGTTTGCCCTGTCCTACCTTGATTCTATCGTCCTTAACGGCGTCTGTAACTTCGCCTTTAACAATTCTTTCTATGTCGTTGCTTGTAATGCCCTGTGCAATATTGACCTGATATTTTTTAGCCATCGCGGCAACACGTGACTGATCCGCTTCGAACATTCCCTGTTTAACAGGTTGTGCGTTAGCCGGAACATTTTGTTTGGCCGCTTGTTTTGTTTTGTCAACGCTTTGTAAAAACTGCAACGCCAATTCTGTCTGCTTGGCATTTACAATCTGTGTAATAAGTTCATCAATTTTAGGATTGCCCAATTTAGCAGAAACATCACGTGAAGCAATCTTGCCCGTTGCTTTGTTTATCCACTGAGCACCCTTCCACTCATATTCATTTCTATTGACCTGTTGCTGTTGTGCAGGTTGCTGTGCAGTTTTTTGCACCTGTGTTTTAATCTGTTGTGTTTTGGGATCCTGGCCAGGTTGCTGTGCAGGCTGTGTTGCCTGTTGCTGAGTCGCTTTTGCTGTTTGTACCGGTGCACCTGGAATTTTAGGTTGTGTTGCTGGTGCTTCTATTACCAATTGACTTATCTTCATGCCGCTTTTGTAACTCCCTGATTGTTTCCCGTGCCCTGTTTGGTATTAAAAGGTCCGTCCTTAACGGGCGGTTTAGCGTTTGCGGGAACCCTAGCCTTACCAGCCTGCAGGCCCTTGACCAAATAGTCCTTTTCCGCGGGTGATAGTTGTTGTAGTTGCGATTGTATCGCCTTATCCAATGTTTGTTTAATGTCCTGCGCCTTAGCGTCCGGCTGTTGTTTTACAGCAGGCGAAGCCTGTTGCGGTGCGGTAGCACCCGCCGGTGGAAATTTAGTGTCCAAGAAGTCGATCAACATGTCAAGGGTAGGCGTAACACCCTTGGTCTTAACGTCCGTTTTAAATTCTCTGTTAATCGTATTCATAAAATCGCCGATCGCTCTCTTGTTATCAGCGGTATCACGACCCACCTTACTAAATGGGTTCAGTCCTTTTAGAGTATCAGCGGCTTTCGAAGCAATACCATATGGTGCTTCTTGCACGTCTGTTTCAATTGATAATTCGTTAATATGCATAGTAATCTTATTTAGCATGGTTAGTGAATGAACTACGTTCATTCGTGTTTTCGCTATCGCTCAAACACTTTTATTTCTTGAATATATTTAAGCAATATAAATTACGAAGTAATTTTTTAGCATCATGTAGATTGTTTCAGTCAGACGGAACCTGTTAAAGGGTTCCATCTAATCTTGAACATCATGTGAGTTCGTCACAGCCAAGACTTGGAAGTAGGTATTTTGTTTATACACCTGTTTGTGGGGCTCCGGCCTATCCCCTACCTACACCGACATCACGTAAAAATCTGCTAAAAACCGCTTTTCGCTATCGCGAACCGCTTCGCGGGTTCCTACGCTACCTCCCGCTTCGTTCCGTTGCGAGGAGTTTTTTCAAACCTAGTGTTTTCGATTGACAGCATTCAATCTACGCTAACCGGTAGGCCCAATTCTTTTGATGGCTTAACTCCCAGTGGGGGTTGATTAACGTGTACGAGTGTCCGTGTCACGGGTACCTTTTACTCAGCGGTATTACTAAACTGGCCCGCCAACCTTGTGTGCTGTTATTTTTTGCCTAAAGTTTCTAGTGCTTCTTTGAGAATTTTTGAACTGCCTACTCTAACATTAATAATTCCGTTGTAATACTCATCCGTCTCTAATACTCTGCGTTCAAATTGTTCTCTAGCCTCTAGGTAACTCATCAAGCCTCTGCTGTTACAAATGTAAAGAATTTCGCGTGTGAAGTTTTCTGGGCCTAGTTTTTGTACATCTTCGTTCAAATGATCGTTGGAACCCCAATAGTCTTTCCAATCTGATTCCACTTTTGAACGTCTTTTGTTTTTCTTGCCTTTAAGAGGTGGGCGTGTTTTTTTGAATTTTGCTAGTTTTTTGCCTACGTACTTGCGATTGTTGGTAGTGTTTGTTATCAGGTACACAAATCCTTCGCAATCTTGCGGAAGTTCTTGTACTATTTTGCCCTGATAAGTCCACTCCATGCAGATACTTACCTGTGCCTAATTTTCAGTGTCTTGATTCTGATTTGCCTTCTTTTTTGCCTTAAGATTTTTGCGTTTGTCTTGAACTTCGTAGCGTCTTTGTGTGCAAAGACGTCTAATATCACTGAGAATTGAACGTACCTTGCGTCCGTTTTCATCAAAGCCTTTGGCTTCCCAACGTTCATTCATGTTATAGTAATCCATAATTGCTTGGACTAAAAGTTCATGTGTTGTTGGTTTAGACATTGTTGCTTAACTCCGTGTCTGTTTCATACGAAGTAAATCCGTTTTCCTTGATTACTTTTAGAATATTGTTGACCCTAGAACTTAATTCGTCTTTGTGCGAAATAAGATATATATTTTTTGAACGTTCACGTGCCATCTTTTTAAGAATAGCAATAGAACTTTCAACACCTGCGGTATCCATACCACTATCAATAAGTTCGTCAATAAACAATAGGTTGATATTTTGATAAAGGTTTTCCCACACATCACGAAATGCCCAACTTAAACTTAAAATGAGTCTATTTCGTTCACCTCTACTGAGGTTATCAAAGTCTAAGTCACGTCCTAGTTCTGTAATTTCTACCGATAAATCGTTCTGAAACTTAACTTGATGCGGTAACCCTGTTCTATCTAGATAATACTGCAAACGTTTGTTCAACACAGCCAAGTTTTGATCAATAATACGTTTACGTATAAATGAATCCTTGCTTGTTAATAGTTTGTACAAGAAATCCATGTGGTTTTTCATTTCAGTAAATTGATTCATTGTGTTCCAACTTACTTCTTTAATTGCAGTTTCGTTTAGTTCTTTAATCTGCTCTGTGTATGGATTGTTCTCACCGTCTTTTTCACGTTTGCGTTCTTCTAGACTTGCTAGATTGTTTCTGTGATTGTATGCTTCTTCCGCATTGTCATAAAATGTGTTAGGCTTACCGTTAATATCACCGATATCGTCAATCTTTTTAACAACATCAGAAAGTTGTAATTGTATTCCGTCAAGATATGTTTTGCTTTCATTAACATCGTTTTGTTTTTCAGCCATTAGTGAAGCGTGTGCTTCATCATGTAGATCCTGTCCACAAGTAAAACATTTTTTACTTTGAATATCCTCTAAATCTTTTTGATATTTTTTAAATTCTCGTTCAGCACGTAAAATACTTGACTCTAAACTTGCTTTTTCTTTTTGTAAACTTGTTAGTTCGTTATTAGAACTGGTCCATATTTCTAGATCCTTGTGTGCTTGAATTTCTTTTTCAATATCAACTTGTACCAAACTAGAAATCGCTTTACTTAATCTAGCAATTTCTTCAGACTGGTTAGCGTCCCATGCTTTGCTTTTAATATCTAAATTGTTAATACTTTCTTGTACGGCTTGGTTAGCACTTTCAATACCTTTTATTTTTGCATCTTCTTCTGCAATAGCGTCTCGTACACTTTTCTGTTGTTCTTTTAATTTTTCTGCTTTTTCAGAAAGTATAGTAATACCTAGCAGTTGTTCAATAATTTCTCTTTGATTGTTTGGAGTCATGGCCAAGAAAGGCTCTGTGTATGTGTTTAATGCAACCAAATGCTTAAACATAGTATGACTCATGTTCAATAGTTTTTCAATTTCTTCCTGTGTTTTACGACTATCGCCCTGTGATTCATCAATATCATCAGCAACGGTTTCAACATCTTCAACATAAAACTTAAGAATGTTAGGCTTTCTGCCTCTTTCAATACGATATGTTTTACCGTTAACTTCGAATTCAACGGTTACCAACATGCCTTTGGCATTTGTTTTGTTTACAAGGTTTTCTCTGCGAATCTTTGTTAATGCTTCGCCATATAAGGCATAACTCAATGCATTAATAATTGTAGTTTTACCTGTACCGTTACGTGATCCTGCATCATCTCCGCCTAAATCCATGTTTTCACCAAGAACAAGTGTAAGGTGTGCTTTATCAAAATCAACTGCCTGCGTTGCATTACCAACACTCATGAAGTTTTTTACCGTTATGGTTTTAATTTTAAACATGAATTATAAGTTCCTGTAAATGTCTAATAAAATATTAGGCCTATATTGTTCACTTTGAATTTTTGTTATTTGATCTGTTACAATTTGATCAACACTTTCAAAGTCAATTTCGCCTCTTTCTAGTGTTAGTGCTTCATCAGCATCTTCAGTGTCTGGCAATAAACTAATTTCTCTAATATCATATTGTTTAGAAAAGTTTTCCTTAATAAAATTTGCTTCTTCATAGGAAATATCAATATCAAGCGTAACTCTTAGATATAAATTGTTTGGTTTTAGAATTTTGTCAGTATTATCAAGTAAGTTACTTAATTTTACCGTACGATATTTTGGACAATCCGGCCAATCAATATATTGTGGTTGACCTCCCCATTCTAAAATCATCATTCCACGTTCGTCATCCCATGCATCGGCATAATTGTGAGGAAAAGCGTTACCGATGTAATGTATATTTTTGTTGTTTTGACGCTTATGAAAATGTCCGGTGAATACCAGTTCTTGATTTTTGAAGTCATCTGCTTTTACTTCACCAGTGTCTGGCATCTCAACCATGGCATTCATTTTAAAATGGGGAAGTTCAAAGTGACCAAACATATATCGGCACTTCATTTTGACCACATTTTTCCATTCTTCGCCAACAAGCCACGGAACCAATGCAACATCGTCAATAACCATAGGTTCATTTACAACGGTAACACCCGGTACGTGCTTGCCAAATACTACAGAATGAATTTCTCTTTTATCTTTATAATATAAATCGTGATTACCTGGAAAGAAATAGAAATTGTCAAAAGCCTTGCCTAGTTTTTCCAGTGAACGCAAACTAGCATCCATTGTGGTTAAGTTTAACGCACTTCTATTGTGATGCCAATCGCCTGTGAAAATACCTACATCACAGCCGTTTGCTTTTGCTTGTTCAATATACCAATCCACAAATCGTTCACAATCATCATTATGGACTTTAGAATTGCTTTTAAGACCAAAATGAATATCCGTGAATACTGCGGCCTTTTTAAATAAATTTTTAGCCATACTTTTCCTCAATTATTAAAATTATAAGGTCAACCACGTGTGTTTGTCAACCTAATAATCCGCTTTTGGCTTTCTCATTGTTTTATAAAATTCTGCTAACTTCTCTTTATCCTCTTTAAAGACATTTTCATTTTGTCTAGTAAAGGATGGATTCAATCCGTTTTCTTGCAATATATCATCTCGAATGTTTTGATTTTTCTTTTCAATGTTTAGCACACGAGTAAACGAGTTTGTAACAGCCGCTGTGTAGTAAGCAAACGGATTTAAACTTTTGCTTTCGTCAAACTGCAAACCGATCTGTGAAAGTTGTAGCACAGCCTGTGCTCTCATCTCGTCATTGTATGTGTAACCACGCCAGTTTGACCGTGTACCGTAACGATCAGCAAGTTTTAGAAACATTCGTCCTAAATCTTCTGTCATTCGACCATGACTAACAGAAAACTGCCCGTTATGTACTCCGCCTTTCCAATGACTTTTACCAACACAAATTAAATTGTCGTTTTCGTCATATTTCCAATGTTGAAATGGAGGAAAGTTGCATTTTGCGTGTTTATCTGCTGTTGTTTTGGTCTTGCGTTTACGACCTGGTTCTTCAGGAACATGATCAAATGTCATAATTCTAAAAACTAAGTCTGTTTTTTCAATCTTTTTCCAATCAGGCGTTACTTCTGCTAGTTTTACTTTTTGTTTGTTTTCTTTTGCTAGTGCGTATGCTTCTTTACCAATGCGTTCTGCTTGATTACGCTTGGCTTGTGCTAGTGTAAGCCTGTTTACTTTGTCTAAACTTGCTAGGATAATATCGTATTGAGCGTACTTTTCATCCTGAAAAGAGGAAAACGTGTTCTTGCTTTTCCAAATTTCATGCAACAAGTCTTTATTCGTTAAATATTTCTGTCTAATCATTATAATTTCTCCGGATATAAGTACTATTATAAACTACGCAGTTAATAAATGCAATAAATAATTGTAACAAAAGGAACCAAAAAGACATGGCTGAATTTATGCAAACTATATCATCGTTCGGAACTACCGCGTTCAAAAAAGGACAGGAGTTGGGTTCCAATTTCGTTTCTGATGCCGGTGCACTCACAGGCAGAATTGTGGGAGGATTGGGCGAAGCATCGGGCATTACACAAAACCAAGGAGCAATGGAAGGTCTTGCAAAACTAGGTGAAATCACAGGAACTACGAGCATACTAGAAAGACTTGGACTTGATTTAAAACCTGGTGGTAAGCCGTTCTTGGAAGAAGGACAGCGTCCGACACTAGCAAAGATTGATAGAAGAATTAAACTCAAAATTGATCCAAAATACCTAGGTACGGGACCAAGCGCCCCACTGAAAGCAACAGGTGGAATAGTGTTTCCATATACTCCTCAAATAGTTTTACAATCGCGAGCAAGTTACAACGCAGTTCAACCAACACATAGTAATTATGCGTTCCAATCTTATCAAAATTCTAATCTGGATGCTATCTCAATTGTGGGAACATTTACAGCACAGGACAGAGGAGAGGCAGAATTCGTTTTAGCAACGGTCCATGCACTTAGAACAATAACTAAAATGCACTTCGGTTCATCTGAATATGCCGGTGCACCTCCGCCCGTGGTTATGTTAGACGGATACGGAGATTATATGTTTAACATGATGCCGGTGGTTATATCAAGTTTCTTTTTTACAATGAATGATGATGTTGATTATATTGACTTACCAACATCAGGAGGTTCAAAGACATCTATTCCTACAAGAACAGATATTACGGTTGAATGTTTACCAGCATTCTCAAGAACAGATCAAGCATCATTTGATATATTCAAATTTGCTAACGGAAATTTTAAAGATAAAGGCATGATATAAAATATGTACGCTAAAACTAGTTTATACGGTGAAACCCAAATAGATCAAAATGGTTTACAACTATTAACATATAGATCAATTCCTCAAATAGCATCCGATGTATTGTATGTAATTAAACCTCAATACAATTACAGACCAGATCTATTTGCCAGCGACCTGTATAACGATCCTAATTTATGGTGGGTGTTTAAATCTAGAAACCCAGAAGTTTTAGAAGATCCTATTTTTGATTTTGTTGCTGGAGTAACAATTAAGGTTCCTACGTTGGATGTTATCAAAAGTGTTGTAGGAGGTTAGTATGCGAACCGTTGACGCTAAACGAGTCAAAAATATTACAACAGAACCAGATCTAACAGAAGAACAAAAATTTACAAGTCTTGTTAGAAAAAAAGTACAGGCCGAGGTTGACGCTGATTTAGCAGAACGTGGCGACGAAATAGGCGTTTTGTTAGGAGCAGAGCCCGGTACTCAAATTACAATTGAGGTTGGTGAACCTACATTAGGCGGATCGTTTGATACTGCTAAACCAACGCCACCACCTTTGTTAGATCCTAAAAGAGGATATAATGTTCTGCATGATTGGAATTCTTACAATTATATTTTTACACTAACCAGTCTTACTATGGACCAATGTAAAGATACTGAATTGGCTTCAAACTTTGATAGGATTTTTAATAACAATAGAGGTCAAGAAACAAACGAGTTTTACATTGTTTTACGAAGCGGTGGATACAAAAGAAAAATAGGTAATAGTGACGCAAACGTACAAGCATTTAACGACACATTATCCTTAGATCTCGAAGAACGTACCCAAGCATTAGACGAAGTTGCCTCTGGACAAGGTTCCGGACTTTGGAAACAAGGAGAAGCAAAAGGCAGAGACTTGTTTATCGACGATGTTAATATAGCATGTGCTGTTGGATTAAGTGATGCAATGGGGGGCGGTAATGCAACATCGGGATCTTTTAAGGTAACCGAACCATATAGCGTGGCTGGATTTTACGAAGAGTTATATAATGCTTCGAGATTTGCAGGTCATCAAGATTATATTGGAGCACCGTTTCTTTTAACAATAGATTTTGTTGGACACAAAATAGTTAATGCCGATAGACAAGCAACCCTAATAACATCAGCGATTCCTAAGACAAGAAGACATTTTCCTATTGTAATTAGGGGAAGTTCAATGAAAGTAACAGAAGCCGGTGCTACATACGATGTGAATTTTACGGCTTTGAATTTTCAAGCAGGAAATCCTGGAGCAATAACTCTTTCTTCCAATATCGATTCTCCAAAACAAAACAATCCAACCGTTGGTAGTGTTCTTTATCATTTGTTTGATAGAATGAACACAATTGAGATGGAACAGATGTTGGAGAAAAAAACAAAAGCAGGATCGGAAAAACAAATCAACGAAGTGGTTGCTAAGACTACAAAGTCTGCAGAATTTAAGACAGCATCAAGCACCAAATCGCTCGAAGTAGCACCTTTCCTGCCTCACAGATATGCTGTATGGTTTCCGAGAAATTATAGTAAAGCGGGCGGAGATAGTGTAGCAGAAGGTGTGGTAAACAACACTGGTGCACCCGGCAGTGGTTCGGCTTTAAATTTTAAGTATTTTAATACTAAGATTTGGCAAGAACAAGCATCGTTTACACTAGCAGATCAAGAACAAAAAAACTTTGTCGAAACATTTAGACAAGATGCTACATTTTCAAATCCGTTTGCTGAAGCAGAAATGCAGGGCGGTACAAAAACTTTCTCAGGTTTCTATGCTGTAAAACGTCTGGACGAGGAAGTTGACAGATCAAACAAGGATATCGAGGCTAAGGTTAAAAGCCTAAACGACAAATCAAAAGAAGTTCAAGATGCAACACGTGAAGCAGAAGAATTGCGTAAGGATTTAATTAGAGAAATTCAAATATATTATAAACCCGGGGACGCAGAATTAAAACAATTTTTTGATGAAACAAGCAAAGGTGAAAATGGTTTTGTATTTCCTAATCTAGTTGGCCAAGCAAAATCAACATTTGATTTTGATAACTGGAATAGGGTTCCTATTGACGATGCTGATCCTGAAGTGGATGAAGCAACAGATGAAGTAGAAATAGATGGTGGCGCAGAAAAAGTAGGAAACAGACTTAATGAACTGCGAGCAAAATATTATAATCAATTAAAAACAATTGAAACTCTAAAAAAAGAATTAAATGCACTCCAAGGCGAAGGAAAAACTTTAGAGGAAAGAAAATCAAGTATCTTTGAAAAAGAATTTACAGCATACGGCGAAGATAGAGAATCTTGGCAGTTTAAAAAAGGAACAACCCTAGAACAAAATATTCACACAATAATAACAGATAGTTATTATGCATCAGTAGTAGATGATGATGCTGAAACGTTTGCAAAAACAGGATTTATTAAATGGTATAGAATTGAAAAATATGCAATACCATATGGTTATGACACGTATTATAATAGAGAAGTATATGAAATACATTTTTGTGTTCAACCTTTCTATGTTCATTATAGTCAATTACCTGGTAACACAGAAGTATTTTCATATGACGAAGCAAGAAAATTTGCTGTAAGAGAATACAATTATATCTTTACAGGAAAAAATCTCGATGTAATGAATTTCAATTTAGATTTTAATAATCTGTTTTTTGCGGCTGGTCAATATAGACCTAAAAATGATCCAGAAGCATCTACGTCTACAATTACAGAAAAGAAAGTTTACAAAAGACCAAGTGCTATTGTTACTGCCGCAATGCAAAACCGTGTAGGTAATAAAAAATCAGCACCAGTACAAGAAAAAGACTCAACAACGGCTAATACATCAACACCTAACAATGCCAATCAAACAGCAAGAATGTTAAATGACACGTTGTTTAATAACCCTGGTGAAAAGGCGCTTTTAAAAGCAGAAATAGGAATTATCGGAGATCCTGTTTATTTGGTAGGAAGTGGGATAGGAAATAGAGCCATATTACGTGCAGATGAAATGGAAACAGATGCAGGCGAAATGAATAGTTTTTCGAGAGAAGTTGATATTCTTTTTAATTTTTCATCAGCAATTGATTATCCAACAGCAGACGAACTTAAAGCCAAATCAGGACAATTTACAATGAAATTAAACCAAAGCGTTTATAGTGGATTGTACAAACTATTAAGAGTTGAAAGTAATTTTTCGCAAGGTGTATTTTCACAAACATTAATTTGTGCTAGACGACCTAATCAAGAGGAAGATTACATGGTTCCAAGACCTAAAGTGGTTAGCAAGCCAGAAGATCAAGTAGATGAAACGCAAGGACCAGCACCAGACGAGCAAACTAAGAAATTAGACAAACCACCACAGGTCAAGATTGGAACGCAGGAAGAACTAGAAAGATTTCAAAGGTTCAATCCTAGTGGAGTTGACGGATTATCAGCAACATCTGTTGTAGAAATTGCACCAGCCGCAATCGGATTCAGTCCAAATGCATTCGGCGGTTCATTAATGACATCAGTTGCTGAAGCACAATCCATTGCGTCAGCGGTTAGTTCAGGAAATGCTTCAGCACTATCTAATTTTGTTCCAGGTTCTGTACAATCTGCAATTGAAGCAAACGCAAGTGGAATATCACCGGTACAACAATCAACATTATTAACACAAGATGCTTTAAAAGTTGATGGAAACTTTGTAAAATCATCATCGGGTAATGTGTTAGACGGATCAGGAAATCCTATTAGGAGTGCATAATGCCAATATACGATAAAAGACAAAAATCCGGAATGCCAATGAATCCTGATAGGGCAGAAAAGTTATCACAGGAAATTGGTCTAGGTCCGTATATAGCAGTTGTAGAAAGCAATGCTGATTACACTAAACACGGAAGTTTACAAGTTACAATACAAGGTAATGAAGATGACACACGAGAATTAGTTCAAAACAGAATTTCTGTAAGAATGTTGTATCCTTATTACAGCGTTAAGGAATTTATTAATGCCGGACAGGATCCACAGCGTTTTCTAGACACACAACAAGCACACGGAATGATTTTCCCTGCACCTCAAATAGGAACCAAAGGGTTGGTAATGTTTTTAAACAAAAGCATTAAACAAGGTGTGTGGATGGGAGCATTCCAAGAACAAACTTTGAACCATAGTATTCCGGAGCCTGCTACATCAACAAAAATCGCAATAGATAATGAAACTGCTAGATATTATGCAAACGGTGAATATGGATTACCAGTTGATAACGTTGTTAAGTCTGCAAACATTGGACAAACAACTCCGGACAGAGTTAGACATCCTGTACACCCGATGGCCGACGTTTTAAGAAAACAAGGACTGCTAGTCGACAACATTAGAGGATTAACTTCTAGTTCACAAAGGCGTGATGCAGTCAATCAAATATTTGGTGTTAAAACTCCCGGTAGATACATAGGTGACGAAAAGTTAGTTGGCCCTAAAACAAATGCAATTAAAACAAAAGTTACTCAGCCAGGCGGACATTCACTTACAATGGATGACGGTGCGATTGACGGATCAAATAATTTAGTTAGATTAAGAACTCAAGCAGGTCATCAAATTTTATTACACGATACAAACGATTTAATTTATATTGGTAATGCAAAAGGTACTGCTTGGATAGAATTAACAAGTGACGGCAAGATGGACGTATTCTGTGAAGATAGTATTAGTATGCGTACCAGAGGAGATTTTAACTTTTATGCTGATCGAGATTTTAATCTCGAAGCAAGACGCAATGTAAACATCAGGGCAAAAAATATTTTAAAAACAGAATCTAATCATGCTAGACAACTTGTTAACGGATCTCATAGATTAGAAGTAAAAGGTAATAGCGATATTAAATCACTAAATCAAAGAATTGATACAAATGATTTAAGTATTAATACAAATAATATCGATATTGCTAATAGAATTGATACAACAATTACTAGTGGTAATTTTGATTTACACACTCAATTAGGTATTAGACAAACAGCAGGAACAAGCATAAACATAAAAGCAAATTCTGCTCCTACTATTGCTGAAACGTTTGATCCAAATGAAATTTATTCTACTGGCTATACCGTAACCTATCTAAACGAAAATAACGAATTAAAGTTTTATCAAGCAAATAAAAGAACACAGGTTGCTAGTACACTAGAAGTTACAACACCTGACAATACTGAATACTGGACAGAGTTTCAAGGACCTCAACACAAGTTGCTGTGTGATAATGGAAAAATTAACATATCAACAACATTGCATGATGTAAACATTGAAACACTAGGAGCAAATATTAATATTGAAACAGATAAAATTGTTTATGTTGACGGACCGGATGCTGTGCATTTAAACCTTCCTGGACCAGGAGCATTTACAGCAATAGGATCCAATGACGCGGCTCCACCTGCAAGTAGATTTGTTAAACATTTTGGGGTGCATACTCACACGGAAAAAAGCGATCAAGCAAAATGGGAACAATACAATTATTATAATGCTGGAACGTTTACATCTATGATAAAAAGAATACCGACACATGAACCATATGATTTCCATGAGGATCAAACAAAAATAACAAGTTCTAAAGCAGAAACAGATAGAGAGGCATAGTAAATAGTAATATGGCAAGATATAACGACATTACAATTAAACCTAATAGTACTAACCTAGGAAACACCGGAAGAACGTCTCAGATCTATCGAGGAATGAGCACCATTTCCGGAAACAGAAACCATAAGTTGTACGACATAGAGTTAATTAAACAAGACATAGTCAATCATTTTCACATTAAAAAAGGTGAAAAGATTTATCAACCGGAAGTTGGCACGATCATATGGAGTTTGCTATTTGAACCGTTTACAGAGAGCGTTCGAGGGCAAATTGTTAATGATATTAACAACATTATAGAAAAAGACCCACGTGTTCGCGTGGATGCAATGGAAGTAGTAGAAAAGGATTATGGGATTCAGATTTCCTGCGTGTTAACATTTGTTGAGTATGACGTTAGTCAAGCGTTGAGATTAACGTTTGACAGAGATAACGCAACATTTTAACAAAAATAATATACGCGGTTAATCGATCAAATAAATAACATTATGGCCAGTAAGAATAGACAAAATTCGCTATTAGCGAACCAAGATTGGAGCAAGGTTTATCGTGCATTTGCAGATGCAAATTTTGCTTCGTATGACTTCCCTACACTACGTAGGACTATGATCAACTATCTTCGTAAGAATTATCCGGAAGATTTTAATGACTACATTGAATCAACTGAGTATCTAGCACTAATTGATCTTATTGCATTCTTAGGCCAGAGTTTATCATACAGATTTGACTTAAATGCTAGAGAGAACTTTATTGAATTGGCAGAAAGACGTACATCAGTATTGCGTCTTGCAAGACTTGTAGGGTACAATCCTAAACGTAACACATCTGCTTCTGGTGTATTAAAAGTTGTTGGAGTACAAACTACTGAAAGTTTACAGGATAGTTTAGGAAACAACATCGGAAACAGAATTATTTCTTGGAATGATGACACAAATACAAATTGGTTAGAACAATTTACCGTGATAATGAATAGTGCTATGAACGGCACTACCGTGTTTGGAAAACCAAACCAATCAGATATTATCGACGGCGTTACAACAGAACTATACAAATTAAACACACAAAATTTAGATGTTCCGATATACGAATTTAGCAAAACGGTTGCTGGAAGAAATATGAATTTTGAAATTACTAGTTCATATTTAGAAGATGGAAAATTGTATGAGCAATCACCATTTCCAGGGTCAACTTTATCAATGCTTTACAAAAACGACAAGCGAGGAAATAGTTCTCCTAACACAGGATTCTTTCTAAAGTTTGTTCAAGGTGAAATGCAAAATAGTAATTTTACAATTACAGATCCAAGTCCAAACGAAATTGTTAATATCGATGTTCCTAATGTTAATCAAACAGATGTATGGTTATGGGAAAGAGATAGAGATAATAATCTAGTAAATGAATGGACCAGTTTAAATTCAGTTTACGGAAGCAATGTAATTTACAACAGCATTAATAAAAAAACAAGATCAATTTATAGTGTTATTACTAGAAATGACGATCAAATTAGTTTAAATTTTGCAGATGGTAATTTTGGAGAGTTACCTAAAGGAAACTTTAGAGTTTATTTTAGAAGTACAAATGGTTTAAGTTATACTATTAGACCAACCGACATGCAAAATATTATTTTAACTATTCCTTACTTTAGTAAAACAGGACAAGGTAATACACTAACACTTCAGTTAGGTTTGCAGTCAACGGTTACTAATGCAACAACAAGAGAAACAACAGAGGACATTAGAACAAATGCACCACAGGCATTCTACACACAAAATAGAATGGTTACCGGTGAAGATTACAATGCGTTTCCATTGTCTGCAAGTAACAGCGTTGTTAAAGTAAAATCAGTTAACAGAACAAGTTCTGGAATTTCAAGACAATTTGAAATTACAGATCCTACAGGAAAGTATTCAACAACAAACTTAATTGCCGATGATGGCATTCTATATAAAAATTATTTCGAGAATGATTTTACATTTACTTGGCAAACAAGAAATGATATTTTAGGAGTAATTAGAAATCAAGTTGAGCCGGTTGTTGAAAGTTTACCAACAAAAGCATTTTACTTGGATAAGTTCCCAAGGGTAATTACAGGTGATATTAATATTGATTGGACTTTAGCAACCACTATTTCTAATGGTAGCACAGGCTTTTTCCGAAATAATATTAATGGCGCACCGGTTACGGTAGGTAGTTTTACCAGTAACAACTTCCAATATATCAAACCAGATACAATGATCAAGTTTATTCCGCCAACAGGTAAGTATTTCTTACCAGACGGAACATTAACTGATACAAAAACAAAAAAGACAACAGATTATATTTGGACAAAGGTTATTCAGGTAAATGGTGACGGTTCTAATAGCGGAAAAGGTGCATTAGATGACGGAACAGGACCTGTTGTATTAAGCGAAAATATTCCATCACTTGCGATTCCACAAGAATTAGTACCACCTATTGTTACAAACTTGCCAGTTGAGTTAGAAACACAATTAGTTGATTTAGTGTTTAACTATAAAACATTTGGTATTCGTTATGACCAAGAAACACAGACTTGGAAAATTATTGTTAATGCTAACCTAAACACAAAAGACGATTTTAGTTTAGAACGTCAAGGTGATACAACAGGAGCAAAAGCGGATAAAAGTTGGTTTGTATTATTTGAAACCGACGGAGAAACATATTCGGTAACTTATAGAGGTCTAGATTACAGATTTGAAAGTGAAAATTTAATTCAATTTTTTGTCGATCTAGGTGTTAAGAAGTTTGATAGTGAAACAGGTGTAGTAATTAAAGATCAGATCAAAGTATTAAAAGTTAATGAAGATCCTGTTTTGGATGGAATATTACAAAAAGACTATCAATGGGAAATTGTTGGTAGTATTAGAAATACAGACGGCTTTGAAGAAACAAACAGAGTGCGTGTTAATTTTTATGACGGTGATGATGACGGAATGATAGATGATCCAGATTCATTTATTAATATTGTAAAACCTTCTACAGAAGATAATAGAGGTTATCTAACTAACTTTGTATTCTTTAAAACAACAACAATCGAAGGATATCAAGTAACACAAAAGGTAGATACTAAAAACTTTATTATCTTTGACAGAGAGGCTAATGTAACAGACTTAGATCCGTACACAAATGGTCAGTTGTTTTATTTCTATAATGATTTAGAAGACGTTATTAAGGTTTACAACAAAACAACAGGAACGCTAGATTTAGACACAAGTTATTTTGCTAGACCTGGCAGAGATCAACTTAAATTCCAATACATTCATAATGCACAAAATGATAGACGTATTGATCCGAGCAAGACAAACATTATTGATATGTACGTTTTAACTAAAACATATGATGACGATTTTAGAGCATACGTAAACGGTGTTGGAACTTTACCAGTAGCACCAACCTCTCAAAGTCTTAAACAAGAACTTGCACCTGTGCTTGATCCTGTGAAAAGTTTATCAGATGAAGTCATATATCATTCTGTAAACTATAGACCATTATTTGGTGCTGATGCTGATACATCATTACAAGCAACATTTAAGATTGTTAAAAATGAAAGATCAACAATCAGCGATAATGAAATTAAAAGTAAAGTAATTACTGCTATAAATGATTTCTTTGATATTGAAAACTGGGACTTTGGTGATAGTTTTTATTTTACTGAATTAGCAACGTATATTCAAAAAGAAACAACACCAGATGTTGCTAACTTTGTTATTGTTCCAAGATCGAATACACAAAGTTTTGGATCAATGTATCAGATTACAAGCAAAGCAGATGAGGTTTTCATTAGCACCGCTACCGTTGATAACATTGATATTATCGATCAAATTACAGCAACAAATTTAAAAGCAACAGGCAATGTTGTAACTGCAATTGATAGTGTTGGTGAAATACAAGTGTCAACTACGGCAAATAGTAGTGATACAACTTATTAAACGGGGTGTTATAAATGGCATATAGTGAGAACGAAAGTACTCCTGTAAATATAGAAAACAAGGACAAATTACGTAATAGTGCTGATCTATTACCTATGTTCTTTCGTACGGAAGCAAACAAAAAGTTTCTTGGAAGTACCCTTGACGCTTTAATATCAACAGGCACCCTTGAAAGAATTAACGGTTTTGTTGGTGCTAGAAATACTGAAAATTCAAAAGCCAACGACAACTACCTTACAGAGCCAACAGCAAATAGAAGAAGATATAACTTCCTACCGTCAGCAATAATCAAAGAACCTAAAGAAGATGTTTTTAAATGGGTAGCAACATACGATGACCTAGTTAATCAAGTTAAATTTTTTAACGGAAATACAAAAAATCATGATAGACTATTTGAATCAGAATATTATGCATGGAACCCGTTATTTGATTTTGACAAGTTTGTAAACTACAGACAATATTATTGGATGCCAGAAGGACCATCTCCTGTTCTTGTATCAGGTGACGCTGGCGGATCGGTCAGTACTTATAAAGTTACTAATGATGGACAAAACGCTTATGTGTTTACACCAAACGGATTTTCAAAAAATCCAACTATAACTTTATACAGAGGTGCAACATATAAATTTGAAATCGACGCCCAAGGACATCCGTTTAATCTTAAAACAGCATTAACAACAGGAATTGGTGATCGTTATAATACAGGCGTTACTAATAACGGAACAGATGTTGGTATTGTTGAAATTACGGTGCCAATTGATGCACCTGATAGAATTTTTTATGCATGTCAATATCATCAGAACATGCAAGGGTATTTTGAAGTAAGAAATGCTCAAGATGATTTTAAAATTAATGTTGATGAAGAAATTATTGGTAAGCCAACTTTTAAAAGTAAAAACAATGTTGAATTTACTAACGGAATGCGTGTTCAATTTATTGGCGAAGTTCTTCCATCAAAATATAAAAATAAAAACTTTTATGTCGAGGGAGTTGGGTCATCGATAAAATTAATTGACGAAAGCCAATTAACAACACCTGAGTCTTATTCTCAAAATCAGGACTATGAATTTGACGTTGATCCATTTGATGATACTCCGTATGATGATACAGAAAATAGTCCGTTAACTCCGGAATATGTTACAATCAATAGAGCGGCAATTGATAAAAATCCATGGTCTAGATACAATAGATGGGTGCATAAAGATGTAATCGAAAAAACAGCAGAATACAATCGTGCAACACCTGTGCTTGATGAAAACTATAGAGCAATTAGACCAATCTTAGAATTTAAAGCAAATTTACAATTACATAATTTTGCTACAACTGGTTTACAAAATATCGATCTAATTGATACAAACACCAAAGATGCATTTAGCAATGTCGAAGGTGCAATTGGTTATCATATTGACGAAGTGTTAATTAGAAAAGGAATGCTAGTATCATTTAATGCTGATCCGGACATTACCGTAAAAGGTAAAATTTTCGAAGTGGATCTAGTAAAGTATGACGGCGTAGAAAGAATTCATTTAATCGAAAGAACAACTCCTACGAATGGTCAAGGTATTGTTGTAAAAGACGGAAAAAATAATAAAGGTTCTAGTTGGTATTTTAACGGAACTCAGTGGATTAAAGGACAACAAAAAACATCATTAAATCAATCTCCGCTTTTTGAATTGTACAATTCAACCGGTGTTGCATTTTCCGATGAAACAGCATATCCTTCTACAACATTTATTGGTAACGCTATTGCAAGTTATAAAAAAGGAACCGGAACCAACGATAGTGCATTAGGGTTTCCTATTTCTTATCAGAATATTAATAACGTTGGCGATATTACATTTAACTTTGATTGGGACGATTCTCTTTTTAATTACATTTCAAATGAAATAAAATATAACGTAGATACTGCAAGCGGTCTAGCAAAAATTAATAACGAGGACGGAACTTCGTTGTTTGTTAGCGGTTGGCAGATTGTTAAAGGTAAAACTACCGAACAGAGAATTCAACAAATATTGAATGTTACTGAAGAAACCAAAACACTTTCAGTTACTTGTATTGACACACCTTGGAAATATAATTTAGATATTGTTGTTGAATATTCGGGAAAGATTTTAAAAGAAGTAACAGACTTTACAAAAGAAATTGATACTATTAGAGGTGTTTATAATCTAGCATTTATAAATGCTATTCCTGCAAATTCTAAAGTTACATTAAAAATTAAAACTGATCAATTACCAAATGATCAAGGCTTCTACGAGCCTCCAATTAACTTAACAAACAATGCAGAAAACAATGATTTAAAAACATTTACTCTTGGTAGTGTAACAGATCATTTTAGAACAATATTTTTAAACAATTCTGCTCTAGTTGGTAATGTAAATGGTATTAATAATTCTAGAGACTTAAATGATATCTATAGAGACGGTCTACGATATGTCAAGCATAAAGGATCGTTACTTTCAGCATTAGTAGGACTAAATCTTGAAAGTGTTAATTTTATAAATGCTATTAGAAAAAACGCCAATGATTATTCTTTCTTTAAAGACAAGTTTTTAGAAAAAGTAAACGAAACAGCATTAACAGGCGATGTAAAAGTTGATGTCGATAATATTTTATATGCACTAGGGGTTGATAAAAAACCAAACAGCAGTTACTTTTATAGTGATATGGCTGGATATGGTAAAAAGGTTTCTGTTAGAAATTATACCGTAAACACAGCAACACAGAATGTGTTTGGTATTGATAGTGCATACAAATTAGATACAATTAGTGATAGATCGATTTACGTTTATCTAAATGATGAGCAGTTAATTGCACACGATGATTATACATTTGATGGTATTGATAATACCGTATCAATTAAAAGAACTTTAAAAACAGGCGACAAAGTTACAATTACTGATTACGATACAACAGGTAATGTAATTCCAAACACTCCTACAAAGTTAGGATTGTATCCTAAGTACAAACCAGAAATATTTGTTGATAACACTTATGCAACACCACAAGAAATGTTACAAGGTCATGACGGATCACTAATAAAAACATACGGTGACGAGCGTGATGCATTACTATTAGAATTTGAAAAGCGTGTCTACAATAATATTAAAGTTGATTATAATAAAAATGTTTTAGATATTTTCGACGAGATACCAGGACAATATAGAAAAACACGTTACACATCAGCAGAATTTAATTCTGTTTTGAGAAACGATTTTGGTCAGTGGAAATCAATTTTTAATATTGATGCTGAAACAAATACCACAACAGATTTAGAAAAACCGTTTAGTTACAATTACAATACGGTTGTAAATTTAGATAATAAACCTGTTCCAGGATTTTGGAGAGGAATTTATAAACATTATTTTGACACCGATCGTCCACATACGCATCCATGGGAAATGTTAGGTATGACATTAAAGCCTACTTGGTGGGACGATGTTTATGGTAAAGCACCATATACAAATGGTAACAAAATTTTATGGGACGATATCGAAGCAGGTAGAATTAAAGATCCTGCAGGAACATACATCGACGAAACTTATGCAAGACCTGGATTAAGCAAAAATATTCCAGTTGACGAGTACGGTGATTTAATTGACCCATCAAGGGTTAACATACTAAAAGGATTTAGCATTGTTAATGTTACCAATCCTTGGAAATATGGAGATCAAGGCCCTGCTGAAACAGCGTGGAGAAAATCTAGTTGGTATCCTTTTGCATTACAAATTGCAATGGCATTAATGAGACCAGCAAAGTATTTTGGCTCATTATTTGACACAAATCAGAATGTAATTACAGCAAGTGGTAACTTGATTTATAAAGATAGTGGAAAAATATTAAGTTTCCCTGAAGTAAAAGTTGACGGGTTATACTATAATAATGTTAGATTTAAAGGCACAGGTTATCATATAATGATAACAGATTTCCTAAAAGGTTTAGGAAAAGATGTAAATGACGAGTATTATAGTCAAATTACAAATACTTCAATGAATCTAGCATATAAGTTGGGCGGTTTCGCAAACAAAAAACGTTTAAGGGTGTTAGCGGAAAGTTCAAATCCAAATCGTGCTGACAATAGTATTTTTCTTCCAGAAGAAAACTATACACTTGTTTTAAGAAAATCTAATCCGGTAGAAAGTGCAAGGATCAGTGGTATAATTGTTGAAAAAGCAACCGACGGATTTATTCTTCGAGGGTATGATAAATTAAGACCTTACTTTAATATCTTTCAACCTATCTTTAGTAAAAATGATCCAGCAATTAATGTTGGCGGAGAACAGGCTAAAACCGTTCAATGGGATGAAGAAAAATTTTATGGTGTAGGACAAATTGTTGAGTTTTTAGATCAGTATTATAGAGTAAAAGAAAATCATACTAGCACATCAACATTTGATTCTTCTAAATTTGCTTCTGTACCAGAAGTTCCAACAAGCGGCGGAGCAGAAGTTACCAAAGCAACTAAATTTAGTGATAGAATTACTGAAGTACAATATGGTACAAAATTTACAAGAATACAAGAAGTCTATGACGTTATTATTGGATACGGAAAATATTTAGAAAGTTTAGGTTTTGTTTTTGACAATTATCAAAAAGAAAGCCTACAAATGCAAAATTGGGATCTAAGCGGAAAAGAATTTTTATTCTGGGTAACACAAAAATGGGCCGAAGGAACAATTATTTCGTTATCGCCTTTTGCTGAACAAATTGAATTTAATTACACAACTGGTCAGGTCGACAATGTATTGAATAGTTTTTATGAATATAGTATTCTTACTGCAAACGGTAATCCGATGCCTAAGGATAGTATTTCAACAATTAGATCCAAAGGAAAATTTTATCTAAGTCCTAAAGACACAGCAAGAGGAATTTATTTTGCTGTTCTTAATCTTGTACAACATGAACACGTTATCGTATTTGATGACAGAAGTTCTTTTGGTGATGTGTTATATGATCAAGAAGCAGGATACAGACAAAAGCGTATTAAACTTGTAGGATTTAAAACAAGTGACTGGAACGGTGACTTTGTAACACCTGGATTTGTATTCGATGAAGCAGTGATACAAGATTGGAAACCAGGATGGGATTATAACATCGGAGACGTTGTAAGATTTAAAAGTAAGTTTTATAGTGCTTCTAAGTTTTTACCTGGACAATCAGCATTTATCTATGAGGACTGGGTTTTTATCGGAGACAAGCCTGTAGCAGAATTACTACCTAACCTAGATTACAAAGCATATAGTTACGAAGACTTTTATTCTTTAGAAAGCGAAAATTTTGATACAGAAGCAACTGAATTAGCACAACATTTAATTGGGTATCAAAAACGCAGTTACTTAGATAATCTAGTTGTTGACGATATTGCACAATATAAATTTTATCAAGGATACATTAAAGAAAAAGGCACAAAGAATGCTATAGATAAAATACAGCGTTTAGAAATTGACGGAGTATCAACTGACGTTGAAGTAGATGAAATTTGGGCATTTAGAATTGGTAGTTTAGGAAGTAATTCTACAATTAAAGAATTAGAATTACCGCTTAACGAAAGATTGAATGTTGAAAATCCACAACCATATGAATTTGTTAACACAAAAAGAACAGCAGATACTTCAAGTAATGTTATTCAAGTATTACCAAGAGAGTTAACCGTTAAGCCATCTAACTATGTTAGCACACCATGGCCGGTTTACAATTTTAACGAAGACGGAGTTTCTTTAACATCTGTATTAAAACTTCCTTATGCAGGATATGCAAGATTAGACGATGTTAATATGACATTGTTTAATAAAAATGAGTTACAAACTAATAGTGTTGTCCCAACTCTATCAAAAGGCGATACAATTTGGGTAGCAAAAGACGACAATGATACATGGGCAATTTATAGATTAATTGTTAGTGATGCACGTTTAATTAATACAGAAGATAATCCTGTTTCGATTGATAATGGAAGCATGGTATTACACACAAATATTCCACACGGGTTGGTTGAAGGAACTACAATATCTATTAAAGACTTTGATCCTCAAATCAACGGCGTTCATGTTGTAACAGAAATCCGCGATTTAACTTCGTTCACAATAGCAACAGATTTATTAAGTGTTAACCTGGCAGACGATAGTGCAACAGGTGCTATCATTGAATTTATAAATGCAAGGGTTTCTAATTCAAATGACATTAATAATGTTAGAAACGTTAGTGAATTTGTAGAAGGTTCGAAAATTTGGGCCGATAATGACACAACAGGCAAATGGATAGTTTACGAAAAAACAAAAGCATTTGTTGAAAATGAATACGGAGCACCAGCAACGGCTGATAGAATTCGTTATGGACAAGTAATTAAGTATGCTAACCAAGGTAGAACAATTATTGTTGGTGCACCTGACTTTGGTGATGAAGGTTCTGTAAACATTCTACGTAGAAAAACAAATACATCGATTGCTACGCTAGAGCAAAATCAAGGTTATACAATTAGTGATAACCCAAGTGATGATCTAGTTGCAGGAACAAGTCCTAAGTTTGGATTTAGTATTGACGTAACATCCGATGGCAATAGAATAATCGCTGGTGCACCATATGCATCAAATGTAAAACAAACAACAGATGTTACTAGACCAGGATTCATTTATGCCGACATTGCTTCAACACCGTCAGCATTTAGTAATCAAGGTATTGTTAAAGTTAGCAAATACGACTCGGTTAGTAATTTATACGAAACAGAATATGTGATTGCTTCGCAATCACCAGCAAACAACGAAGCGTTTGGGTTCTCGGTTGCTATTGGTGCAACCAAAATGCATGTCGGTGCTCCTGGAGCAAACACCAATGCAGGTAAAGTTTATTCTTATACTTTAGGAACAGCAACTGACGGAAGCACACTAGACTGGCAGGTGGCACAATTCCCAACAATTCAAAATCCAGAAACATTAAATGCAGATGATCAATTTGGTTATTCAATGGTAATGACAGACGATCAAGAAATACTTGTTATAAGTGCACCAGGTAAAGACAACGGAGGAGAACTTAATACAGGGGCAGTTTATGTTTATAGACTTGTTGGAAATGAATACGATCTAGTACAAACAATTAACACAAGCACAATAAGTGAATTAGCAACAGGTGATAGATTAGGAACCTCATTAGCAATTAGCAAAAAAGGTGAAACACTAGTAATTGGTGCACCATATGGTGATGACACAGAAACCAACCAGGGCGAAGTTTATATATTTGAAAATACGTCAGACGAAAGTACAAAAGATATGTACTCTTTCGTACAAAAATTAACCAGTCCAAAAGCAACTGGTGGTGAAAGTTTCGGATCGACACTTGCTGTAAATCCAACAGGAACATCTGTTGTAATTGGTGCGGCAAGCGGTAAAAATGTAATTACAACAACGGTAGACAAATACAAAGAAGCGTATGATGATTCTTTTACAAGATTTGGAACGATATATGTTAATGACCCAGCCAGTGGTGAAAAAGATGTAGCAACAACATTTGATGCAGGATCTACTGCTATTGTTGACAAGGTTGAAGGTTCTGGAACAGCGTACACTTATACAAAATTAGGTGACTACTTTGTTTATGGACAAAAACTCAATAACAGCAACGCTGGTCCAAATGATGAATTTGGTATGGGACTTGCTTATAGTGAAACAAGCATTTATATAGGTGCACCAGGCGCTGATCCTGTTCAAGGAAATTATACCGGATCATTGTTTGTATATCAAAAACAAGCAACAGCAGGATGGAACACATTAAGACAACAGGATGATTTAACAGATCCATACAGCATTGGAAAAACATTTACGTATAGAACCGATAAATTAAAAGTTGTCGATTTCTTAGAAACTATTGATCCAATTAAGGGCAAGTTACCTTACTTGGTTGAAGGTGAAATTACTTTTAAAAGCGAAAAGGATCCTGCAACATATACAGCATCCGATAGAACAGATGTTAATGTTGATAGACTAACACACTGGACTGATCCTCATGTTGGTGAGTTATGGTGGGATTTAAGTTCTGTAAAATTTTTATGGTATGAGCAAGGTGATATCGAATATCGATTGAATAACTGGGGCGGAGTGTTTCCTGGTTCTCAAATTGATATCTACGAATGGGTAGAAACAGATTTATTACCAAGTGAGTGGAATGCTATTGCCGACACCAATGAGGGTGTTACATCTGGCTTTAGTGGAAACACAAAATATGACGACAATACCTATGTGTTAAAAAGAGTTTACAATCCATCAACAGGTAATTTTGTTAACAGATACTACTATTGGGTAAGAAATAGTGTTATTATTCCTGAAGGAAACTATAATAGACATTTACCTGCAAGAGAAATAGCAACAATTATTGCTAGTCCTCAAGCATACGGACTTAAGACTTTACAATTACTTTCAAAAGAAAGTTTCAGTCTTAGCAATATCAAAACAACGTTAAGTGATAATAATGTAAGTTTGTCTGTACAATATAGAGAAATTAAAACAGACATTCCAGAACACAATGAATGGTTGTTGGTTGGTGAAAAACAAAAAGACAAGATTGATTACCCATCGATTGTTAATAAGTTCTTTGATAGTTTAGTAGGGTTTGATGATCAGGGTAATGCTGTACCTGATCCTAACTTACCGCCACAAAAGAAATATGGTATTTCTACAAGACCAAGACAGAGTATGTTTGTTAATAGATTAAAGGCAGTCAAGGCTTTAATGAAATACACAAACGACTTAATGGCTAAACATAGAATTGTTGATCAAAAAGACATTAGTGGATTGTTTGTAAGTGATCCTCAACCAAACGACGCATCTGGAAAATACGATGTTAAAATTGATGAAGTTGAAGATTTACAAAACTTAAAAACACAAGACCTAGTACAGGCAACAGCAAAAGCAAATATTGTTAATGGTAGAATTAAATCGGTTACAATTACTAATTCGGGTTATGGTTATACAATAGCACCGCAAGTAGAAGTTTCTGCAGAAGGTACAGGAGCCAAACTTCGATCAACAATTGATAGTGATGGTAGAGTAACTAGCATTGAAGTTTTAAGAGAAGGACGCAATTACACATTTGGAAATATTCATATGCGTCCATTTAAAGCGTTAGTAAATTCTGATTCAACAGCAGGAAACTACTGGACAATGTACGAATGGAGAGATGCTGTTGGTGAATGGGTAAGAACAAATACTCAAACATTTGACTTGACTAGATTCTGGGATTATGCAGATTACATTGTTGACGGATTTAACGTTGACAGCATTATAAACTTTAAGATTTCTGCACCATATAAACTAGATACAATTAGTCCTGTTGTTGGCGACTTGGTACAGATTGATAACGCAGGTGATGGTAATAAAGTTATTTTACAACGTGTTGAATCTAACGGAACATGGAACAACGATTATGATATCATGTTTAAATCAAATAGTACAATTAAATTTAATAACAATTTATTTGACTATTCAGGTTTAAGTTTTGGATTTGCAGGTGAAGAAACATTTGATCAAAACTTATTTGATGAGCAACCAAACGAAGAAACTAGATTAATTCTTAACGTACTAAACAAGAATATTTTTGTTGATGATCTTAAATTTGCATGGAATGAAATGTTCTTTATTGGATTACGTTATGCTATTTCAGAGCAATCATTTATTGACTGGGCATTTAAAACTAGTTTAATTGATATTAAAAATAATCTTGGAGGATTCAGTAGAAAAATTAATTATAATATTCAAGATCCAAGTTTCTTACAAGACTATATTGATGAAGTTAAACCGTATTCAAGCACATTGAGAGAATATGTTATAGGATATGATAATTTAGAAAACAATCCTATTGGAACAACAGACTTTGACTTACCTAGTTTCTTTGATAAAGAAACTGGAACTTGGAATGTTATTAATGAGAAGAGCGATCTTGTTACATCACAACCTTATGTAAACTGGTTTGACAATTACAAATATAATGTAGCAAGGATTGAAATAAGTGATCCAGGTGCAGGATATACAGAAGCACCTATTATTGTTATTAGTGGTGGTAGAGAAAATAAACCTAGCATTGTTCAAACAACTCCTTTTAGAGAGTTAGTAACAACAGACTATGACAACTTGTATTTCTACGTAGATAGTACAGGTATTCCAGATCATTCATTTGTACAAACAAATGTTGAAAAGCAAAACTTTGTTTTCCAAATACCAAGATTCCCTGCTGTACCAACAACTAAAACAGAACTACCATTAGGACCAGTTGCTGTTGCGGTTAATGGTGTTGCAATCTTTAATGCTAAGGCGGCTGAAACAGAAACATTAAACGGAACAACATATACAATTAATGCAGTTGAAAGTCATGAGGAATTAGGTATTGATGACGGCAGTGGACATCCTCAAGAAGATGGAATATATCATTATCATAGCGATCCTATTAAGGTGTATGATAAAAATTCGTCTGTACATTCACCGATTGTAGGTTATGCATTTGACGGATTCCCAATTTATGGACCTTACGGTTTTAATACTTCTAATGATCAAAGTGTTAGAAGAATTACAAGCAGTTATAGATTAAAAACAAAACTAAGAGCAGATGGTTCTACACCTAATGGTAGATATGTTGAAGACTTTGAATATGTTTCTGGATTAGGAGATTTAGATGAAAACAATGGTAGATTTGTAAGGACACCAGAATATCCTAGTGGAACTTACGCTTACTTTATAACAATCGACAACAATGGTGAACCAGCATATCCTTACATTATTGGTCAGTCATATCACGGAACAGCATTGCTTCCAAACGGTAATGGACGTATGCCACAAAGTGGTAATGTTAATGCAACAGCAAAAGCATACATTAGTAGATCAACCGTTGGACAAATTATTGTTGAGGATTCGGGTGCAGGATATACACAAGCACCTGTCGTAACCGTAACAGGCGGTGGCGGAGAAGTTACACGCACAGCAAAAGCGGTTGCTATTCTTGAAAACAAAAAAGTAAGAACAAATAGTACTAAAATAAAGTTTGATAGAATTAAGAGTATTAAAAATATTCTAAATGAATCTGCGGTAGATCAATATACATCTAAAAAAGGACAAATTACATATCAACTAACGTTCTTACCGACTTTAGATAAAAGAGATTTTGATATTAGTATTAACAATGAAACGGTTTATATTGAAAACTTTGATGTTTCAATTAAAACGTCGACAGAATTTACATACAAAAAACAACAAGGTTATATTACATTAAAAGAACCGCCAGAGGAAAGAGCAACGGTTCGTATAACTTATAAAAAATCTATTAACCTAATGAATGCAGTTGATAGAATTGATTATTACTATTCACCTACTGATGGTATGCCTGGTAAAGATCCAGCACAATTAATGACAGGTGTTGAATATCCAGGAGTTCTAGTACAAGGTTTAGACTTTGGTGTTAGCGTAGGTTGGGACGGTTTACCGTGGTTCAGTCACGGTTGGGATACATTCTCAGGCGGTAATACAGACTATGCTTTCCGTGCAGATGGTAGTACACAATCATTCTTGTTACCATACATTCCAGAAGACAAACAGGAAATAAATGTTTACTTTGACGGTGTAAGACAAGATCCAACAAATACAGCAACAATTATTGGTGACGGAAATACACAAACGTTTAATTTAGGTATTACACCTGCAGACGGTGTATTGGTTGTGTTTAGAGAAAGCACATCGGACGGTAGTTTAACACCGACAGACGTTAACAATCTTGATACAATAATCCAGGGTGGTAATTTTGCATACAGCACAGCAACAGGTGCTCGTCCCGAAGATATTAGTTTAGACGGTGACGGATTTGTTACGCCAGATACAAGTCATGCACCAGAAGAAGTTGTACCAGGTCAAATGTTTGATGCTGTTGATATGAAAATTTATAACTCACCTGCAGACGGGTCTCCGATTATAGAAACCAGCAGATATTTTGGTGATGGAACGACATTAACATTTGGATTTAATAGATATCCTGGAACAAACGATTCAATTTATGTAACGGTTGCTGGAGAATACATACATCCAGACAACTATACAATTAACTATGAAGATAAAACTATTACACTAAATGGAATCGATGCACCAGAAACAACTGAACTTGTAACCGTACAAACTTTAAATGTTGCAGGTAGTAAGATATTAGAAAGAGCGACATTTGTTGGTGACGGATCGTCGACAGAATTTTTAATGTCAGCAAGATACGAAGATGTTAAATCTGCATTTGTAACGGTTAATGGACAGGTAAAAGATTATGTTATTAGAAAAAATTCAGAAACATCTGGAGCAATTATTGATTTAGTAAATCCTCCAGTTGAAGCAAACAAAGTTATTCAAGTTGTTGCATTAAGTGGTGTTGATAAAACATTTAGTGAAATTAAAACTGATGTGTTTATAACAGACGGAAGTTCAATTGAATATCGTTTATCACAAACACCAGATAAAATTGAACCTTTCCATTCAATGGCAATAGTCGAAGCGAATGGCGAAAGATTAAAAGCACCTGATACAATATATTATGTTTCAAATGGTATAACACTAGATTATCTTGTAAGCCAAGATCCAAGTTATCCTGCATTTAGTTTGGCGCTCGGCGAATTAGAAGTTCACCAGAACGGTGTTAAATTAGTTCCGATTGCAGATTATCAATTTGATACTGCAACAAATTTAATAACATTCTATAGTGGAAATTTAGAAGCAGGTGATGTTATTGCTATTACAATTTTACGTAATCATGATTATGAAATTAAAAAACATAATGATGAAGATAGTACCGGAGCAGGTTACATTACATTGATTGGAAATAGTTACAATGACTCAACAGGGTTCGAACAAGGAACAGAAATTAGAGTAACAACATTTACAAATCACGATGCAAACTTAATGCGTAAAGAAGTATTCAATGGTCAACTAGGCGGAAACTATACAATCGCAAGACGTGCAGTTGATAGTAATTATGTTTGGGTTGAACTTGATGGAAAACCATTAGTTGCTGACCGTGATTATAAAGTAATGGATGACGGATATACAATTTATGTTGATAATAAATTTGAACAATTACCAACATCAAGAGTTGTTATAACATCATTTAGTGAAGACATATCATATGATGCTGTTGGATACAGAGTGTTTAATGATATGCTTAATAGAACACATTTCAAACGTATTAGTAAACAGGATATAACAAAACTTACACAAGATTTAGATATCGCTGACACAGAAATTATTGTTGACGATGCAAGTTTCTTTGAAACGCCATCTCCGGAAAGAAGAGTTCCGGGTGTTATTTGGATTAACAAAGAAAGAATCGAGTTTTACAAAATTGATGGTAACAAATTACAACAAATTACTAGAGGAACATTAGGTACAGGTGTTGCACAAAAATATAAATCAGGAACTGAAGTTATTGATGCAGGGCCTACACAAACAATGCCGTATAAAGATACAATAAATGTATTTGAAGTTGTTGTTAGAGACGGATTACCTAATGGAAAACAAGTACACGTATTAGAAACTTTAAACATCACTTCAAGTGCAAATGCACACGATCAAGTTGAAGTGTATGTGGGTGGTAGAAAGTTACAGAAACCAACTATTTCTGCCAACCCAATCACAAAACATAACACAGAAATTGCTTTTGATAGCAATGAAATAAGTAGTTTTGGTGTTGCTAGTGATGTAATTCAAGTTCCGGAATATACTATAGAACCAGTAGGAGATAGTGTTGCTAAAGGCTACTATAAACTGGTTTTAAGGGACCTTCCTGTGGATGGAACTGAAATAAAAGTGATACAAAGGCAGGGTAAAGTGTGGTATAGCCAAGGAACTACCACAGCAACCAATGGTGTTACCCTACAAAGAACAGATTCTCCACAATCTAAGTTCTTACTAGAGAGAACCTCTGGTTTGCCTGTAATAAATATTAGGGAGTAACCAATGTCAGACAAGGATAAAAACGTGAACGAGAAGCAAGAAACAAAAAAGCCAAACGAAACAAGTGGCGTACATATAGCAGGTCACATTAAAATTTCAGACCCAAAATCAGGAGAAATCCTAGTGGATAAGCGTAATGCAATCCATTATGAAAATATGAGTATTTCATTAGCAGAATCATTAGGTAATGAAGGAAAAGGTAACATCGTTGAAATGGCATTTGGTAACGGCGGAACAACGGTTGACCCAACAGGAATTATTACATATCTAACACCAAACAATACAGGTGTTAATGCTTCACTTTACAATCAGACATATTACAAAACGGTTGATGATAACAACGTTAACAACACCGATCCTGCAAGAAACTATATTGAAACTAGACACATTTTAGGAACAACCTATACAGACATCCTTGTTAGTTGTTTACTTGATTATGGTGAACCATCAGGACAACAAGCATTTGACAATTCAACAAATATGGACGGAGAATTTGTGTTTGACGAATTAGGATTGAGAGCGTACTCAACAGAAGGTTCTAACACAGGAAGATTATTAACACACGTTATTTTTCACCCTGTACAAAAATCGTTGAACAGATTAATACAAATTGACTACACGATTAGAGTACAAAGTTTGACAAACATAAGCGAGATATAATAAATGGCTTACACGGTTAATTTTACAAACGAAATACAAAAGATACCGATTACTATCGACGATAATAGTCGTAATACATCGGCAACTTCACTTACATTGATTGGTCGTAATGAACCAAGTTACGGTCAAGCCATTGCTGAAAACTTTGTACACATACTTGAAAATTTTGCTAATCCAACTGCACCTAACAATCCAATTGAAGGGCAACTTTGGTATGATAGCGGAACAAATAGATTATACATAAATGATTCAACAGCAGGTTCGAGCAACTGGAGGCCAGCAGGCGGTGTTCATGTCGAAGCGATTGAACCAAGTAATCCATTAACAGGAGATGTTTGGGTTGACACAACAAACAATCAACTTTACATTTACACAGGTGCTCAATTCCAATTAGTAGGTCCAAGTTTTAGTGGAGGACTTAAATCAGGTGCTGAAGCAGAAAAGGTAACTGATACAACAGGTGCTGAACATACTATTATTAAAAATTATGTTGACGACAAAGTTGTAACAATTATTTCAAAAGACCAATTTATTCCAAGACAGGTTATTGAAGGTTTTACAGAACTATATCCAGGTATTAATATTTCAGGAAAAGATTTTGATGGCAATGGTATTGTTCTTAATAAACTTCATGCAAGTGCAACTAAAGCAGATGCATTAAGTGTAACTCAACCAGCAATCGAAGTTGTAGACGCAAATAACTTTTTAAGAAGTGATATTACTGATACAATGAATGGTCAGTTGTTTGTAAGAAACAACGGTGGTGTTACGATTGGTTCTAATCAGATTTTTAACTTAGAAATTGCTGGTAGCAATGCAGTTATTAAGAATAACTCAGTTGATAGTAATATTGATTTTAAAGTTTTTCCAACAGCAACAGGTGTAATTGAAACAGCATTACGTATTGATGGTGCAAACAGACGAGTTGGTATTAACCAATTAAGTCCACAAGCAACACTTGATGTTACTGGTAGTGGACACTTTACAGAAACACTTCAAGCGGCATCATCAATTGATGTATCATCAGATTTAAGTACTGCGGCATTAAAAGTTGCAGGCGGTGCGGCAATTAACAAAGCAATGATAGTTGGAGGTAATTTAACAACTAGAGGACATTTACGAGTTGGTGAAGACGCTCCAGTTGATGGTGCAACAGGTATTGCACCTAGTGTTGATAATAAACTTGAAATTGGTACATCTAGTTTAAGATTTAAAAATATTCATTCACAAGTATTCACAGGTAGATTAAACGGTACGGTGGTAGGCGATGTTACCGGTAACGTTAATGGTACAGCAGATAGACTAGTTGCTAGTACCGTATTTAAAATTGGCGGACACGTTTCAGACACAACAGGATTTAGTTTTGATGGTCAAACAGGCGGTTCCACAAAAACTTTTAATGTTACACTAACACAAGATGCTATTGATGATCAAGATGCTGTTACAACCACAGATGTTAATGATGATACATTAATATTATCACGTAAAAACGCAGGTCTTAAGAAAATTGCATACACAGATTTCTTTAGTAATGCACCAACGGTACCAGTAGGAGCAATTCTTCCTTATGCAGGAACAACGGCACCAACGGGTTATTTGTTATGTGATGGTTCTGAAGTTGCTATTGGATCTTATAACGATTTATATAATGTTGTTGGTACAACATTTGGTACAGGGGTAAACCCAAGTACATTTAAACTTCCAGACTTACGTGGTAGATTTGCATTAGGTCTTGATAACATGGATAATAACTTATCAGTTCAAGATATTAATAACAATCCGGTTGATGCTGGCGGCGGTGTTGCAGGTAGAGTTACAGACTCGTCTGCACTTGCACTAGCAGGTACCGGAGGTAAGGAAGTAAAAGATATAACAGATAATACAGAAGGCCATACAGGAACTCAGTACACAGACTCTACTGGTTCGGGTGTTTACAGCAACGTTGATGTAATGAACCCGTATTTGGCATTAAATTATATTATAAGGTACGCGAAATAATGGCTTATACTATTAACAAAACAGACGGAACGGTACTTACAACGGTTGTTGATGGAACGGTAGATACTAGTTCCACTGACATTGGTTTAATAGGTAAGAAGTTTAGTAACTACGGAGAAATTTTTAACGAAAACTTTGTTAAAGTTCTTGAAAGTTTTGCTAACACAACTGCTCCAAATAATCCTTTAGAAGGACAAGTTTGGTATGATAAACTTGAAGGACGTTTAAAAGTTTACACGGGAACAACATTCAAACCAACAGGTGGTCCGTTAGTTGAAGAAAATGAACCAAGAGGTTTAGTTAAGGGTGATCTTTGGATTGACTCATTAAACAACCAATTACATTTTTATGACGGTGTTAACCTAACACTTGCAGGTCCGATTTATAGCGAAGCACAAGGCAAGCACGGTTGGGTAGTAGAATCTATCGCAGATACAAATAATAACGGTCGTGCAATAAGCAAATTGTTTGTTAATGACTTATTGGTTGCTATTTTAAGTAGATACGCATTTACTCCTGCAACTGCTATCGCAGGGTTTTCAACAATTAATGTTGGATTAAATTTTTCAACAAATGTTTCAGGATTAAAATTACATGGTTCAGCAACATCAGCGGATACTATTGCTGGTATTGATCCGGGTAACTTCCTACGTGCAGATATTGCGTCAACATCAAATGCACAATTATCAATACAATCAGATTCAGGGTTGGTTGTTGGGGGTGAACAAGATCTTAACATACAAATTATAGGCGATGTTACTACATTTACAAACAACCTGCAAAATAAAGATTTTAAAATTCGTGTAAACTCTCAAGGCAATGGCGGTATTATTGATGCTATTAACATTGACTCGAGTGCAATGAAAGTAAAAGTTTTTGAAAATAAACCAACAAGTGAAACAGAATTTGGTGGTAGTGTTATTGTCCAACAAAATTTAACGGTAAACGGTACAACAACGTTTGTTGATTCACAAAATTTAAGAATATCAGATAAAAATATCGATCTTGCTTGGGCAAGTGGTTCAGAGACAGATGCAATAGCAAATGGCGGTGGTATTATATTAAAAGGTGATACAGATCATAGCATTCTTTGGAGCAATGCAGACGATGCTTGGGAAAGTTCAGAATCGATTAGTGTTGCATCAGGAAAAGAATTTAGAATTAATGAAGTCAATGTATTAAATGCAACCACCCTAGGTAACAGCGTTGTTAATTCCAACCTACAGAATCTAGGAGTACTAACAGAATTACAAGTAGATGACATTGAAATCAACGGCGATACTATTAGTACCGTAAGTTCAAGCGGTGATTTAAACTTCCGTATTTGGGGAACAGGGAATATTGTTCTTGATCCTGAGGAAACATCGCCTGTAACACAAATTAAAAATGTTAAAGATCCAACACAAGATCAAGATGTTACTACCAAGAAGTATGTATCACAAGAAATTAGACGAAACACTTTATCATTAACAATTAACACAACTGGACAAGGCAATTTGTCAACATTTTTACCTAGTGTATTAACAACACTTGCTCCAGTCTCATTGCATGAAGAAGGTACAGAAGCAAGAATTCTTTCAGAAGAATTAACACTTGCTGGTGCACAAACAAATATTAACGTAACATCAGTACCAACCGGTGTTACAAATACGTTGGTATTCAACCCAACGTTGGTTGATAAAAACGGATTATTGAATAGTGAATCAGTAATTAGTTCATTAAGTTTTCCAGATGGTATTACACTATCAGGAAGTGCGTTATCAGTAAACAGGACATATCATTTATGTCGCATTAGCAGTGGAGCGTGGACATACGTGTCAACACTATAGAGGGGTGAAGAGAAAAGATGCCATATACAATTAATAGAACAGACGGAACAACATTAGCAACTATCGCCGACGGTGTTGTTGATACTACTACTGATTTACAATTAGTTGGTAGAAACGTCGCTGGATACGGTGAAATTCAAAATGAAAACTTTCTATCATTATTAGAAAATTTTGCAAAGGCAGATACTCCACCTTCAAGACCACAAGTAGGACAAGTATGGTTTGATAAAAATACAGACAAAATGCGTCCGGCAGTTTTTGATGGAGTACAATGGAGACAATTAGGTATTGTACAGATTGCTCCTGAAACACTTGAACCTCTTAATAGAAAAGAAGGAGACCTTTGGTGGGATCAAACAAACAATCAATTATATGGTTGGACCGCTGATGGTGACAAACACGTTTTAATTGGTCCAGAAGATCTTAAAGGTTATGAATTTACTAAATGGGTATCTCTAATATTAAAAGATGATCAAGGAACTGATCATCCTGTTGTTGCTGGACATATAAACAATGTTGTGTATGCAATTTTAGCAGATACAGAATTTACTATTGATCAAACAGCAACACCTATGCCTAACTTTACCAAGTGTTACAGAGGTATGACACTTAAAGGTACTGATGCGAATGGTGTAAGCACAGATACAAAACATCATGGTACTGCTACTGACTCCGATAGACTAGGCGGACGTTTAGCAAGTACATGGGCAAACAGAAATGACAGCGAAGAAATAACTGGAGTCTATAGTTTTAAAAATAATGATGGTATTAATGTTGGACCTAATAGCGAATTAAAGATTAATGTTGATTCAGGAAACCAAAATGCTAGAATCGTTAACGAAAAAGATGATGTTCTAATTTTTGGTGCAAACTATTCGGGATCAGGCCCTGATAAAACGGTATTTGCTATCAGTGGCAAAGACATTTTACCATTTGGTGATAACCAAGTTAATATTGGATCACCATCATTAAAGTTTAGAAACATTTATTCAGACGCAATTTATGCAAACATCATTGGCGATATTGTAGGTCAGTCACAAGGAACACATACAGGTAATGTAATTGGTAGTGTTATTGGTAACATGACTGGTGACTCAGTAGGTATTCATACTGGATCTCTTAAAAATATTGCTGGTAATATATTAGTAGATGCCGACAATAATAGATTTGAAGGTACATCGGCGTTTGTTGATGACGGAGTTACACTTTCAGGTGCACAAAACATTACAGGTAATAAAACATTTACTGGAACAACAACAGCAACTGGTGCCGTTAATGTAAACAATACATTAACATCATGGATGGTTAATCTTTCTAAAGGAACTATCGGTGCAGGTGCTGTACCAAGTTTAGATTCTGGTAGAGCGATTACGGATTTAACCGTTGACGGTGTAACAATACAGAATAGTGAAATTCATGCAACAGAACTTAACAATGTTGTTATTGATTTAGGATCAAGAATTGAAAATAGTGCATTAGGAACACAGGGTATTTTATCAAATGTAAAATCTGCGTTATTCACTGATGCTACAAATTCAAATTTCAAATACATAAGCAAAGACGGAACATTTAATAACGCTGATAATGACACGGTTGTTACTGCATTGGCTATTAAACAATATGTTGATAGTAAGGTCGATGGTATAACAAAAGATATTAGTTTCTATTTAGATACGAAAAATATGGGTATCAACGATGTTAAGTCACAACTTCAAAGATTGGCTCCTGCTAATCAATATCCTATCGGAACCGTTGCTAGAATTTTAGGTAGTTATTACTATGCTAATCATCCATCAGGACAATTCTTCCGTAGATACGGAACGGTAACATACACAAGATATGGTATTGGTTATATTGGTGGTAGAACATACACATCAACTGGTGTTAAAGCAAACGTTACTGACTTGATTAATGCAAAATCATCAACAAGCGGTTACAAATTTATTAAAAGAGGAGTTGGCGCACCAACAACAACAACTAGAAGTGTAGCAAGTAATATTGCTAATAGTGCAGAGTTTGCTTCAAAAATAAAAAATGGTACAATTGATGGATGGATAAGATTCATTGATAGAGGCATTGACCAAAGTATTGCAGATTATTTTGGTTTACCGTTTGCGGTAGGTGCTAGATTGTTAGCATTCGAAGATGGTGTTGTTATAGGATACTCATTTGGATTGAATGATTTACAAGTAACCTCTAGTGTAGGTGAAAGAGTTATTGGTAGAGATACGTTTATCAGTGGTAGTCACACTATTAACTGGTCTAACTTGTTTACTTTACCTTCAATGCCTGCAAATAGTACCATTGACACATATTCATATGATGTTACAACCAAGAATTATGCAGGAAGTTGGGAGTATGTTGGAACGATCTAATGTGGAAAGTACTCGAAAACTATATAACGAACGTGGATGAAATTATGGAACAGGTAAAAGAACACGAAAAACAGGATAAATTTACTTTTCGTGGTAAAGGTGGAAAAGAAAAACACGGTACTATGTACGGTGAAAGCCACTTTAGTTCTCTGTTTCAAAAAGACATGAGCAAAGAATTAGTTAATACCATATGGAAGACAATTGATATTGACGAAAAAAATAAAAACTGGTGTACTCAACTAGTTGTAAACAAGTATGCACCGGGTGATTGGCTAGTAAAGCATCAAGATAGCCAAGGAGGCTACTGGCAATTCAAGTTAGTGTTTCTAACTGAAGGTAAACCTCACTTTAAGTATTGGGATGATCAAGAAAATGAGCACCTAGTACAAGAGAAAAAAGGTGCAATGTTTGATATGCCAATTAGAACTTGGCATGAAGTAACAAAAATACAAGATGACGAAGATCCAAAATATAGTCTTTGTCTAATATGGGAATAAAACAATGGCTGATCAAAGTATAACATTAATGTTTAATAGTAACAACGGTGAGTTGATTGGTGGATTTCCAACAACGGAAGCACCACAAACTAGATTAAACAACGTAAAATTTAAAACATTGACATATGATCCAGATGTTTATGCATGGGTAGGAACATATGATGATGGTGATTTGAAAAAAATAGAGTACGATCCAACTAAACAGGTAATCGACGAAGAAGAATTAGATTTAAATGTTAGAGAAAACATTGAAGGGTTATATCCTTCTTACAAGCAAATGAATATCATTATCGAAATGCTTAACCAAAGTAGCATTCCTAACACAGAAGAGTTTCAAAAAATGTATGACTTTATCAAAGACGAGCGTGAAAAAAATAATGCACGTAAAGAAGTTTATAAAGCCGACGGAACTCCTTATGAATTTATTGATAAAGAATCAATACAACAAGACGTGCGAAAACGTTTGGACATAGAATAAGGTAAATACTACTATGGCATATATAGTCAACACATTTAATGGTCAGCAAATAGCAGTAGTTCAAGATGGTACTATTGATCAGACAACCGATATTAAGTTAATTGGTAGAAATTATGCCGGCTTTGGAGAAATACTAAACGAAAATCTAGTTCATATGCTAGAAAATTTCGCCGGTGCGACTTCTCCGTCTAATGCAATACCAGGACAGATTTGGTATGATTCAAACACAAGGGTTTTAAAGTTCTATGACGGTAATCAGTTTAGGGTAGCCGGTGGAGCAGAAGTAGGAACAGCACAACCCACAGGTTTATCAAAAGGTGATATGTGGTGGGAAGAAGACGGTGAACAATTATATGTGTTCAATGGTGAAGATTTTATTCTAGTTGGTCCTGTTGCAACAGGCGGTGAAGGTGTTTCACAGGTTACTTCGGCAGTTGTAAAAGATGTTTTAGGTAACAATAGAACTATTCTTAAAGTTACGGTACAAGATCAAGTTATTAATATTATTTCAAAAGACGAATTTACATTAGACAGCGCCATAAACCCTATTACAGGATTTAGTGCAATTAAAAAGGGATTAAACCTAGCAAGTAAAGTAACATTCCCAGGTATGCGTTATTGGGGTACAGCAGAAGATGCTGATAATCTAGGCGGTATTCCTGCGGCACAATACATTCTTAATAGTGGATTACAAAGATTTTCCGACGAAGTTTCTTTTTTAAATGACAATGGTATCTTAATAGGTGCTGGTAGTGATATTAGAATACATATTACTTCAGGAGATGAAGGAAACTTAACTAACCAAGTTGGTAATGTTTTAAGATTTAATCTCAACGCTATTGGTACTGGGGCACAAAACGTTGCTCGTTTTGAAAGCACAAACTTTATTCCTGGAACAGATGGCACAGGAAGTATTGGAACAATTACAAATAAATGGGGACAAGCATTTTTCAACTCTGTTAACATTGACATAAATGGAAAATTAACAGGTAATGTTGAAGGTGACCTAACAGGTAATGTAACAGGTAACACAACAGGAACCCATTACGGTAATGTAAGCGTAACATCGGGATTAAGCACGATGAGAGACCTAACGGTTACTGGTGTTCTTACTGCTAACTTGTCAGGTACATCTACAACAGCACAAAAATTAGTTGTCGACGGCGGTACAGCGGTTGTTGCTACGGTAGCGGCTACTCCAAGCACAATTCCTGCTAGAGATGTAAATGGTGATATTTACGCTAATATATTTCAAGGAACAGCAACAAATTCTCAAGCACTTTCTAATTTTGCTCCAGACAAAGCAGAGATTGTTGTTGTTGGTGATACAATTCCTGTTAGAACAACAGCAGGAGATATATACGCTAGAAAATTCAACGGTACTGCAACAGCGGCACAATACGCTGACTTGGCAGAAATGTATTCATCGGATAAAGAATACGAACCAGGAACGGTTGTTATATTAGGTGGAAAAGAAGAAGTTACCGAATCTACATATCATATGGATCATAGATTGGCAGGTGTTGTTTCAACTGCACCAGCATACTTAATGAACTCAAAAGCAGAAGGTGTAGCGGTTGCATTACGCGGTCGTGTTCCTTGCAAGGTTGAAGGCAAAGTCCAAAAAGGAGACATTTTGGTTTCTGGACATACACCCGGAACTGCGGTTGCTTTGGCAGAAGGAAGTTCCATGCCAAACTCAATATACATAATTGGCAAAAGTCTTGAAGATAATCGAGACGCAGGTGTCAAACTTGTGGAAATCTTAGTTTAGTTTCATATAAAAAAGGTGTCTTAAACGCATTTTAAGCGTCATACAGCGGTGCTAATACCTTGTGATAGTACTTTGCCTACCCTACGTTTATAACGCTTATTTTAGACGCTTTTAAAAAGTCTAATCCATCCGAACTGCGATATTGCTTACCAAAATATACTTCTTTTATTCCACTTTGGTAAATCAATTTGGCACATTCTAAACAGGGAGAATGGGTAACAAAAAGTGTTGCTTCATTACCGCTCTCGGTTGAACGAGCCAATTTGGCAATAGCATTTGATTCAGCGTGAAGTACTTCTGGTTTTGTTACCAGGGTAGGATTACCCACATCATCGACGTGAGTACACGTTTCGCATTCGTTATCCCAACCAGCAGGTGTGCCATTATAACCGTAGGCAATAATTCTATCATCCTTAACGATCACAGCACCGACATTTAATCTTTTAGCATACGATAATTGTGCAAATCGTTTTGCAACATCCATGTATGCATCAATAAAACGTTCTTTCATTAGAGGGTCTTTATCATTGGAAAGATTTCCGCGATAACATTTGCACAGGCGTGTGCAATATCCATGTGTTCTTTTTGTGTACCATTACCGCCACGAAGTTGAATATAATGCACCCAACTACGCAAAGTACCATTCATATATAAACGTGTTTTGGTAAGTCCTTCAGGCAGTACCTTACGTGCTTGTTCTTTTGCGATTCCTCTTTCTAATGCCCAATCATAAACTTCTTTTGAAAGATCAA